TTTTGCAAGAAGCATTGATTTTCTAAAGGGGCAGGTAGAGCTTAAAGACAGGCGGATTGACTTCCTGTTAGACTCGGTGCGCGATAAGGATATCCAATATGCAGAGTTAATAAAGGTTGTCCTTACCTCTCCTGCGGTAGTTGCACTTGAAGAAAGATCATGGGGGAATACTTAAAATAAATGGCAACTGCAAAGAAACAACCATCCGGCATGTGGAAATGCCGCGTATATTCCCATACCAGTGCTGACGGTAAGAAGCATTACCGCGCATTTACTGCGGGGACAAAGCAGGAAGCGGAACAGATGGCTGCAAGGTTCTCTGAAACAGGCAGCCGCGCCGCGCGTGTGGATCTGACTGTCAAGGAAGCGGTTGCAGGATATATCAAAGCAAAGGAAGGCGTACTCTCACCGTCCACAATCAAAGGGTATCGGAAGATCGAAAGAAACTATTTCGATGAAATAGGGCACTTGAAGATCCGGAAACTGACAAACGAACAGGTCCAGTTATTTATATCAAACCATGCAAAGAAATTAAGTGCAAAGTCTGTAAAGAATATATATGGTCTTCTGACTGCATCTATTGCCCTGTATATGCCCGATAAAACATTCAGGATAAAACTACCACCGAAGCAGATTAAACGCGCACAAAGCGTCTCTGAAAGTGACGTGATGGCATTATTTAATGCCGCGCGTCCCTGGCTCAAAATCTGCATCGGATTGTCCGCATTCGGATCCCTTCGCCGTGGAGAAATATGCTCCCTAAAATTCAAGGATATATCCGATGGGAAGATTTACGTCCACACGGATATGGTTGTGGATGATAATGGGAAATGGATCATCAAGGACATGCCGAAGACTGAAACCAGCATCCGGGATGTATCCACCATCCCGCAGGTTATCTTTGACCTGATAGGAACCGGGGATCCGGAAGACAGAATCATCCACAGGACTCCAAACGAAGTCACAAAGTATTTCATAGCCCTACGGGATGACCTGGGTATGACCTGCCGTTTTCAGGATATGCGTGGATTTTTTGCAAGCTCTGCCCCATTACTGGGAATCGGTGACATTTATTTGTCAGATATGGGCGGATGGCGCAGGGGATCTTCGGTTCTAAAAGAGCATTACCAAAAAAACATGACCGATGTTTCGGATGAATACGCGCGAAGAATGCGTGATCACTTTGACTCCCTGATAAAAAGTATGACCTAAAGTATGACCCAAGAAATTGAAAAGCCCCGTGGTTACGGGGCTTAAAGATAAGCTGGAGAGGGGACTTGAACCCCATTAAAAATGCCCGTATAACCGCGTGATTACTGCATTTCTCGCCTTTTTAGCCGCGTAAAATGGGCACCTTTGGAAGCCCCTATTTTCGGCATTTGTTCCACCCGCGGAACTAAAGTATGACCTAAAGTATGACCTGAAAAATTCGTTTAATCGTCAAAAATTATGCGATATTATGCCGATTTCTTGAATTTTGTAATGCACAGGTCCGCGGTTAAAATCACAAAAGCGATCAGCGCGGCTATAGCCCATCTTTCCGCGTTGACCTCCGCCCTGGCAACCTCTGCTTCATGCTCGTAATAGCTTATCTTATCAGGTCTATCCATGATAGTTTCCTCCGAAACCTTATTATATCGCATTTGCAGGCATAAAGCAAGCGGCGAGGCCGTAACCCCGCCGCTTTTCGCTCACATAGACGTAAGCAGTCTGCGCATTTCTTCGCGCACATGTTCGTTCGGTGCCTCGTCCATGAGTTCCGACATCCGGGAAGTAAACCTGCCCATGCTATCACGCATGCGTCTTTCACTTGCCTCGTCCTCGTGTCTGTCAGCTCTGCTGCTATCGGATCCAAGCATAACCTTCGTGGAAACAATGCTCTTCAAGGTGTGCGTCAGCTTGTCAAGGTAGTCAATATCCGCTGAAGACAGGGATCCTGCCGCGCGCGCCTTCTCCTTCGCTTCCATGAGCTTCTTTCCGGTCATATCCTCCATCTCGTCAAGGATCAAGTACAGTCCTTTCATGGATGCCTCCTTTCTCACGCCGTAGCGGGTGTGATAGGATTAGCCACAACATAAGCGGGAACCGGATACGGGGCCACGCGGTTGACGATGTACTGCGTCTGTGCCGTGTTGTCCGCCACCAGCGCCGCGGTCTGCGCGGTCTGTGATGCCGCCAGTGCCTGCATGTTGACCTGATTCTGAAGAGCAAGGTTCTGCGACTTCAGGTTGTCGATCTCCTGCTGGCACATTTTGTCGAGGATCTGCTGGGTCTGATTCTGAATGGCAAGCCTCGTTGCGGCTCCCTCACTCTGAACCACGTTCTGCGTCTGCGCGGTCGCAAGTCTGTTCTCGCAGCAGCACTGGGACAACTGGGAAGACAGGCCATAGATCTGATTACCGATTGTATTACCGGTCTGACAGATATTCTGATTGATGCCCGCGATACCTAACGCGACATCCCCGAAACCTGCCGTGATACCGGTGCGAAGATCACCGACTGATGCCTGCAGCGCGGCATTCTGAAATCCTGCGTTCGTGTTGGCATTGATGTTGTTCTGACCGTTCATCAGCCAGGGAAAATCATTGTTCCCATAACCGCCATTGCCGAAGCCACCTCCGAACATTGCGAAGATCAGGAAAAGAATAATCCATTCGCTCGTCCCGCCAATTCCGCCAGTTCCTCCAAGAGGCGATACTGGCATTACCATTTCATCTGCAAGTGCCATTGTGCACTCCTTTCTCCCCTATCTATGGGGTTGAGCGGCCTTCCTCGTCTTCCGGAAGGTCGGTTGATTGTATCTGATCACCCCTGCGCGCCGGGGTACATCATTCTTTGTATCTGCGCGGCCTGCTGCCTCGCCTGTTCATACTGCTCCTGCGTCAAGCGACCGTTTTGCATAAGGTTCTGTATAATCTGATTAGGGTTCTGCCCCTGCATAGACTGTCTGAATTGGTTGAAACTCTGCATAAACTGCATAATGTTATTCATCCTCTTCCTCCTTCTTGCGCGGTGTACGCTTGTTTCGGAGCTTGTCTATCTCCTGTTCCAGCTTGTCAATCCGGTCCTCTATTCCTGAAAGATCCGGCACAACTACCTGCGGTTCCTTCGGCGGTTCCTCTTCCATGATCCGGTATTTTTTCACCTGCGGACTTTCAAACTGTGAAAAGCCCATGACCTTCTCTATAATCAGCGGTTGTGACTCAATCTTGAAAAGAATAGAGCTCCCCGGTGCCATAGGATATCGTAGCGCCTCTTCCTCTGTGCTTATCAACACAAGACTGGTCTGTTGTTTCTGCTGCATTGGTTGCTGCATCGGTTGCTGATACCCATAGTAAAGCGGCTGGTGTTGGATCATTTGGTCTCTCCTTTCTGCCAGTAGGCAAGCGGTATCTCGTAGCTGCTATTCCATGTGTCATACACTATCTCGTTTTCAACCGCGACAACATGCCCTACGCCATCGGTCGAATACGGTATAAACAGGACATACGTTCCCTTCGGATGGTCCGCGGCAAAGTCTCGCACCTGATAACATTCGGGGCATGTGTCCGGGATGATGTGCCTTTGGAAGCCCTTGTCCTTTAAGTACGCCCACCACGAAGAGTTCCAAGAAGGCATTTCTGCCCGGTCAAAACCTTTTTCGCATAGTTCCCAGTACGTTTCATCCCATGATTGCCCGGTCGCAAAAGCACACGCTCTTACAACGCAGTCTCCGGTCCGCTTTTTCAAAGGATTTAAGTTAAGATATACCCACATATATCACCCTCCTATGGGGATATTGTAGGAAAAAAGAAGGCCGCAGACGAGTTCGCCTGCGGCTCATTTTCGGGTCATTTTAGATTTTTGAGAAGATGGTCCGGGATCCTGTTACGATGATACGCTTTATCTGTGAGACGGACATATCAAACTCTTCTGCCAGTGGTTCTATACATATACCGTCTATCAGTCTCCGGTGAAGGATCCTGCGATCACGTTCACTATGGATCCATTCACCGATGAGTCTGTCTATCTCACTGTTCGTGATGTCCGGTATGGTCATTTCCAAGTGCCATTCTTCAGGGTAGGAATCTTCCATGTGGACTTTCCGTATGCCTTGAAAATCTGCAATCCTTCTGCCTGTGAGAACTTATGCTTGTTCATATAAGAAACAACCTCATCCTTCTTAAGCCCCTGCGAATTATCCACGTCCATTTCCTTGTAGGTTTTCGCAAAGGTCTCCGGAGTGAGCCCCGAAATAGTATCATGTGCCACACAATACGTTGCCGCGGGGCCAGGCTTCCCAAGGCCAACGCTTTTAAGGTATTCAATGGCATCGGTCTTCTGTGCAGCGGCCTCTTCGTCCCCATTGAGAATATCCTTCTGTATGGACTTTGCCGCGTTTGAATTTACAGAAAGTCCCGCTTCCTTGGATACGGCCTTTGCCTGCTGCTCCCTATAATAATCTATAAGACTTGGAATACCACCAGTGCTATACGCCTCATAAGCCTTGCTTTTTGTAGTAAATTCAGGGTCAACTGCCGCTTTACCTACATTATTAGCAATGGAATTAACATCCCCAACAATCTCCGCTTTTGTTGCTTCGTCTTGTGAAGTAAACCACGGATCACCCGCCAGCGCATCACGAATAGACTTATTAGCCTGCCCGTAAGTTTTGGCATATTGAGTATAAGTGTCGGGATCCACTCTTTCGCCGCCGATTTTTAAGCCGGACTGCCATTCAGGAAGAGTGTTCTTTTCACCACTTATGGCATACGCATTACGGCTGATTTTATCCGCATCTGTTTCCTCAATCTTTTGCAGATATCCAGGACTTAACGCCTGATATGCCAGCCTCGCTAAAGGATTTTCAACTGGACTATTGTTTTGCTCCCTGCCATAAGTATCAACATACGGGTTGTTCATCATAGATAACCAAGGGATCTTGTTCATCTGTTTTTTTAGCTGCTTATCTACGACACCTAAAATACCTTCCTTGTCCGTATATGATGACCTTCTTGTCGGGTCAACTGTCCTCGCAATTTGTCCCGCTATTGTGGGAATGCCTTGTGAAAGATACCCTGTCGCAGTGTTATACATAAGCATTGACGGGATGCTCAAAACCTCATTGTTTCTTGCATAATTGGCTGCAGATTCCAAAGAGTCTTTTACGCCGGACAGCATAGACGTTTCAATAAGCGGATCTGCGATTCTACCAGCGATTGAAAAATACTTGTCTATGTTATTATAAAAATCCGCGTCATCTTTCCCGGTTGCTCCCCACAATTTCTGTAATTCCGCACCAATCATAATAGGCATAATCGAAGGCGCGGCCCAGTCTATTGTATAAGAATGACCGTTTATCTCTATGGCATAGTTCTGATGTCCTTCCAGCTCGTCCTGATATTTTGTATCCGACTCACTCAAATGAAGGATCCCTTTGTTCGCCAGGAAATAACCAAGAGCGGCAAGACCGGTTCCTGTCAACGTCTTCGACCAGCTATCAATGACATCGGCAGCAAGAGTTTTGGATACCTCCTTCCCCTTCTTATTTATGTAAGTATCGGCAAGGTTTCCGGCACGTTTCCCTGTGTTCTCATAGGCCAGTTTCCCGGTTTTCCGGATACTGTCAATGGCACCAAGCGGAGAATACTCAAAGCCACTACGAAGAACATTCGCAGGTGTCTTCTTAAATGGCACAAGTCCTTCGATAATAAGATGCCCTAAACCGGTGCCTTCCTCTTTCGACATCCGGGACCATCTTGTTAGCATTTCCGCAACCTTGTTGTCCTCGTGGAACGTGGCGTATTCAGCCTGCTTTAACGCGTACTCCCTTGCTTTATCAAGTACCCCTATATCCTTTGTCAGTTCTTCAATGCGGGTCCTTTCTGCATCAGACAATAGCCTGTCCTTACCAAAATTTTTAAGCCTTGCAAGTTCATCTTCCGCCTTAAAAATGTCAGTACCATACCCATTCGCCTTCAGATAGCCTGCAAGGGAAGTGGAAAACTTCGTTTTCATGGCGGCAAAATCGCTTATGCCTTTGTCCGTTGCCTTTTCGTAAAGCTGCGCAAGTTTTGACTTAAATACGCTCTTGTGCTGACGCAGGGAGTCGGCATTCATTTTCTCATACTTTGAACCCACCATCTGGCGGTAACTGCTTGCATCCGCATCATCCCACGCTGCCTTAATCAGATTTCTGTCCTGTTCTTTTGTGATATTTAATAAACTCTTTGTACGTTGAATGCCGCCCTTCTTTTTTAGTGCCCTGTCGATGCCTGCTTCTGCTATCGCTGCAATATCGTTGGAAATACCTGTCACAACATTAAACGTGGCATTCCCGATATGGTTCCGAAGCATAGTCTTCGAATTGCCGAGCATAGCAATATATCGCCACGCCGCAAACTTTTCCGCCGCCGTAGCATCCGGCAATATCTCATTAGCAAGCAGTTCATAGGCTTTTGCCTGGCCTTCAACAAACCGCTTGCTATTCGGATCATAATGGGATATCTCTTTGAAAATATCGTTGACCTGGCGCAAGGTTTCGTCTGATATTCCAAAGGTACCGGTTGCCATCTTCATGTTCAGTGCATCGGTAAGTTCTGTCTTTGTAGCTCCATTATTGATCAAATTAGCAATATAGTTCGCGTCATCATCGGTAAATTCAATGCCAAGGTCAGCAGATTCTTTCGCAAGCGTGTTCCTGACCTCTTCCGTGATCTGCTGAAGAGAAGGGGCCTCTTTCTCTGCCCTGACTTGTTCCGTAACAAGTGAGTCAAGCGCGTTCTGCAATTTCTTGTTTGTGGGCTGCTTAACCGGTATACTCTCGTCAAGGTTGTACCATGTACCATGATCCAGTTTATGTCGCAGTTCATCGACAATCTGCCAGCGTGGGACCTTTTCTTCAATCATTTTAGCAATGAAATAGTAGTCATCATCGTTAAACTGATCCGCCACACCGATAGATTCATCATTCAGTGTGTTCTTTATCCCGGTAAGAAGGTTACCGATAGTCTGCTCCGGCTTTTCTTTTGATTCTTTAGCAATGCCTGTGGCCTCATCCAGCATACGGGCAAGCTGATTATTCTTGACGGCCTTTTCGGGCAAAGACTCGTCAAGTGTGTACCACGTCCCATGCTTCAATTTATGTTCAATCTCGTCCGTGATCTTCCAAACAGGAACGGTCTTATCTTCTGCAAGCCTCGCCAGGTATTCAATATCGTTGTCATTGAATACATCCTCTACACTTGCAAATTCTTTTTTTAGTTCATCAAGCACACCCTGCTTGACCTGCTCATGTGTAAGGACAGGGGCATTCTTCTTTCCAAGTTCTGTGTTGCCCATATCGGCAAGGGCTTTCGCAATCCGCTTGTTTCCTTCCGCCTGTTTCTTATTACGGCTGATCCACGGTTGCAATACAAGGTCATCCTGTGCTCTGTTTGCATCCTGAAGAGCACCGGCTGCCGTATTTCGCGTAAACTCCGCCGAAGCCTGCACTACACGTCCGCCCTGCCTCTGTGCTGCAGCGGACTTTTTACCAAGCATATTAGCAATACGCAAGGACTCCGGATCCCCCTGATCCATAAGCTCCTGCATCTTTGAGAAAGCGGCCTTTACATCCGCTTCATCAAAATCTTTCAGGTCTTTGTCTAACAGCGTTCGTGCAACGTCAGCATTTCCCTGGTAACGCGAAATTGCATCAGCATTCTGCTCTGCTTCGCTATATACCTTATATTTGTACTCTTCACGGGGCATAGCATCACCCCAGCCAAGACGTTCATAGGTATTGGTACGGGCTTTTGAAATTCTTCCGCCTTCCGGTACTTCGATATCTTCCGGAGGCACAGTGCCGCCACCGGATCCGCCAGGTGTTTTCGGCGGGTTCGTGGGAGGGGTTATGTCTTTAGGAGTGCCGCCATTGACAGGGGGTTCACCACCTGCGCCATTCAGAGAATCACGTTCTGCAACAAGTTTCGCGCGCGCATCCTCTAACATTTTTCTATTGTTGCCGGAAATCGCGTCCTCAATGTCAACGGAGGACAAGTCTTCAAGATTGCGCCGCACCTGCTCTCTCTGCACTTTCAGGTCGGACAGTATGCGATCTGCGCTGGTACGGTCAAGCCTTCGCTCGATACCGTTGACTTCTACTGTAACACCACCGTTATTTTCAATGTTCTGTATCTGTTCATCAAGGGCACGAAGTTGTGCGCGGTACGCCGCTTCTTCCGGGCGCTGCTTCGGGGTATCATATTGTTTCAGCCGCTCGTCAATCTGCGCTATCCTTTCATCAAGTTCTGTTATACGATTAGTAGAAACATTATCATCCGCGGTTACATTTTGGGGTATGTCACCCGCCGCTTCGCGTTCTGCCTGATAAGATTCCCACGTTGTACCCTTCGGATGTGCATACCTCTGTTCCGGCGGCATATCAGGAAGATCAATATCCGTGTCACCGTATCCGATCCTCTCACGCATATAGTGTGCAGGGCTGTCAATAGCGGTTCCCATTGCCTTTGTGTTAAACTCACCATTATAGCCTTCAATGTTCTTCGCCGCGGTATTGAAACGCTTCCTGGCATTGGAAAGATCCTTCGCAACCCGGCTCGCCTTCTCCACGTCCTTGTCAATAATGGCCTGCTTGTATTCATCAAGGTACTTCTCAATATCACCGGCCTCTTTGACCAGTTTCTCGTTGCCAGAATAATCGGCATTATGAAGCACCCTGCGGATCTGATCTTCTAAACTTTCAAACCGCAGTACGGTATCTTCCATCATGGGATCCGTGACAATCTGTGACAGTTTCGGTGCCGCCTCTTCCCCGCCTGCTTTTAAGAGGATGTCATTGATCGCATTGACCGCTTTAGGATCCCGGTTCTTTGCATACTGGTCCGCATTCTTAAGAAGGTTATCCCAGTCTTCATACGAAAGGTTCAGCTCACCGTTACGATACTTTGTTTCAACCTCTGCAAGAAGGTTGCCCATCACACGCCTATCCGGATCTCCGGAAAGGTTCTGATCAACAATGCGGTCAACAAGTTCTGACCTGCCGACACGGATATTATCAACCGGTGCGGCCTTCTGATTCAGCGAAGAAAGTTCTTTGATAAGGTTTTCAATTTCTGCCTTGTCTTCCGGTAATTCGACTTCATCCACATAATCTTCCAGTGCGTCAATGTACTGTGTAAGATCCTTGCCCTCGTTAATGTCACGCGCCATCTGCTCAACGCCGCTGTCAACCGCGTCAAGTTCGTCCATATATCCGTAGGTGTCGATGCCCTGGAACGATGCGGCATACTTCTCTGCAAGCTGATGCCCAAGATCCTGCGCGCTCTCCTGCTTCGGGATCTGTTTTGCAAGGTCCTCAATGTTCTGTGCGGCCTTTGCCTGATCCTCGACAAGCTGTTCCACGGTCTTTCTACCATCCGCGCCGGTAACGATATCTTCCGCCATTTTCGCCGCATTCGGAATGTTCTGTGGTTCCGGTTTCGGCATAACAGGTAAATCCGTTTTGCGCGCCACATTGTCAATATCTTCGGCAATAGGAGCAAGGACATTGCGCCCATAATCAACTAAATCGTTCGCCTTCTGTGCCTGTGCCGCATTATTCATCTTCAATGCAGGAAGAAGTTCAGAGGCAGCGCCCATTGCCAGGTTTCCTGCGGCATTAAATCCAAGCCCCATTAAGGCTTTCTTCCTTGCCTCTTCCGGGGACATGCCAGATTCAAGGTCAGCCATGTATTCGGGGATGGTATCCAGTACAATATCCTGCACGTTTTGCCCGATCTGATTACCGACAAACTTACCAGCCGCACCCAAACCGGCTGATGCGCCTAACGCGTCAAAAGCAGGGTTCGTCAGCGCATATAACTCCGCACTTCCGAGGAAGTTACCTGCACCATACGCTAAACCATTCTGCGCCTGCGCATTCTGATACTGTTCCCGAAGGAATGCGTTCTGCTTCTTCTGCTCTTCTTTCAAAGTCTCACGGGCATTGTGGACCTTTTCTGCCAGGTCCGTCCCCGCAAGGTCATCTATCATGCCTGCGCCCAGCTCTGCGCTTCCGCCAAGAAGATAATCCGCGCCCTTCTGCGCCATGTTTGTTGCATTAAGAATAGGCCGCATCTTACCAGCCGCAAAACTTCCGGCTGCCCTGCTCTTATTATCTAAAGCGGCAATCTTCGCCGCCTGCGCTTTCTCTTCATCAGATCTGACAAGCTGCCCTTGACTTCCATACTTCTTGTTAAACTCCTTAACGATTTTCTGCGCATCCTTGCGTTCATCTTTAGTCATCTTGTGAGAAGGATCCAACCACCCGTCAATCTTTTCCTGTTCGGACAGTTTCTTGACCACGTTCGCACTGGCAAGTTTTGTCTTATCTGCCTTATTTATGGTCTGACCAGTAATAGCCTCATACTGTTTCTGCGCTTCAGATACCGGGATATTATTCTTCTGTGCAAGTTCTTTAACGATATCAGGATAGTCCTGTGCATCTGTCTTTTTAGGCACAATCTTCTCCTGCTCTGCCTGCCGCTTCTGCGCGTCCTTCTCATTAAACACGCGCTTCTTCTGTGCTTCCTCCGCCTGCCTCTTCTGTGCATCCTGCGCATTAAAGACGCGGTTATCCTTCAGAACCGGGATCTCCTGTGCCGGTTCCTGTGCCTGTCTCTGTGTCTGTTTCTTCAGTACCGGGGTGATAGGGGCGGCCTGCGACTGCGCGGCCTTCTGATTGGCAAGCCACTTATCATAGTCCGCCATGATCTCTTCAGCGGACAGGTTCGTGGGGGTGCGGCTATCAAGAAACTTCTGCGCTTCCTGCACCTTTACCCACTTGTCATAGTCCGCCATGATCTCTTCAGCAGTATATGTCTTCTGTGATCTCCGCGTCCTACCTGCGCTCTTCTGCGCTTTCTGCATAGCCTTTATAGCCTGCTTCTCTGCGTTCTCACGCGCTTTAAGAAGACCGGAAACGCGTTCCCAGTCGTAATTTCCCTCTTTCCTCGCTGAATAATTCATCCCGATACCTCATGGGGCTGGCCTATTGACCAGCCCCTTAAAGAGAATGGTTTACAGACCCAAACGGTTGATCAGGGTAACAAGATCTTCCTGTGACATCCGCCCGTTCTGATAAGCGGAATAAGCATTGTTACGCGTAGCATTATTGCCATACAGGGAATTGGCGGCAAGGTACTCCGCGTAGTTGGTGTTATACATGTTCGCCGCCTGCCGCTGACTCAACGCCTGATACGGGTTATTCGCGGACGCGCCTTCAAAGTTGAATCCCTGCTGGCTCTTCTGAAGAGCGTTCAGCGCCGCAAGGTAAGCGTCATTACTCGGTGCAAGCGAAGAGAAGTTCGCCGCATAACCTGCCTCAAAGTTATTCAGCGCCGCTTCCGCCGCCATTTCCTCCTGTGCTCTCCACTGGTTAAGTGAAGACATCTGCGCATTGTACTGCTGCAGGGCAGCCGCCAGGTTGTTGGCAAGCACCGACTCCAGTTCCGACAAAGACTTATTGCGCTGCGTGTCGATCTTATTGCGCGCATTGCCGTAGTTGTTGTCAAGAGAAGCCATCGTGGTCTCACTTGCGCCGCCGCTCATGCCCAGTGCGGAAAGGTTCTGCTGAAGATCTCTACGGGACAGTCTGTTATTGATATACGCCTGTCTCATAGCCGCTTCGGAGTCATCGTTGATTTCACCGCGGGACTTATTGGCAGCCTGGTTCATCTGATCACGCGCCGAAGAGAAATTCTCATTCAAGGATCCGGCGGACCGATCATAGGCATTAGCGATTGTCTCCATGTTGCGGGCATAAGAAGCCTCTGCCTGCGCCTGCAGACGTTCAAGGTATTCTTCCCAAACACCGGAAGAATCGAAGTAACCACCACCATAGTAATCACCGTAGTAACCACCACCATAAGGATCGTAATAGTCGCCTCCGCCACTGTTTCCGCCATCATTGCCGCCGCCACCGCCACTGCCGCCGCTGCTCTTGTCGGGCGTGTAAGACACATAGCTGCCGGGGTTCGACCTCTGTGTGTTTGCCTTGCCGGTGCCGGTGCCGCCATGCGTAGCGTAGTAAATCGCGTTCGCATCCGTACCGGACATGTTGTTATTAAGATTGTTCTGCGTCCATTTGTTCTTACCGATATTGTAAGTTGTTGCCATTTTCCACCTCCTACGAAACAGCCTCTATTTCCTCACGGATAGCGACTCCCGTGTTTGCGCTCAATTCTTTAATACTTCCCTTGTCTGCGGACCCACCACGCCGTCAACCTGGATGTGGTGTTGTAATTGCAGGTCCCTAACACATTTGTCCGTCTTGGGTCCAAAGATCCCATCTACCACTATTCCATAGCCATTCCGGGTCAGTTCATACTGCACCCACCTGACATCATTCCCACGGGATCCTATACGGACATTCTTTGTCGGCATGGAATACGGGTTGCCAGTCTTCTTCGGAACACCATCTGACAAAAATAAATCGTGTTCCCACTGCCTTCTCCTAACAAGACCGGGCAATACTTTCCCTGATCCTTTGTTATATAACAACATGGCATCCGCGATCTGTTGATAATCGCGGCCCTTAACAAGTTTCTGCAGGTTTCCTGTTCCACAGTTGAAGGCAAAACTCACCAGGGAATCAAATTGATTAGGTGTTAGTGTTAAGCCGGTTGCCGTCACCGCGTCCTCAAACTTCTTGATATCCTGCTCAAACAGTTCCATAGCACGTTCTTTCGTGATCGTCATACCTTTGGTCACGTCCGGACCATAGTGCCCGACACCTATCGTCCAGTATTTCTCTGCTTTGACGGGCTTATATGCTTTCAGCCGGATCCCTTCAAATTCGGCAATTTTGTCAAGTGTGGCCTTGCTTGTTTTCATTTGGCCTCCTGCTTCATCTGATAGACGCAAGCCTCCACAAGCTCGGATAACTGCTCATAGCTTATATCAATGCCCTGCTTGCCCATCCATTCCCGGACAAAATCAATCACGCGCTCTTTCTTTACGGCACCCTGACCTTCTTCCCGGATCGTCTGCTCCGCCGCGCGTACTGCCAGCGCAACCATGTCAATCAATGCGTTATACCTCTTGTCATCTTTCAGCGTCTTCAAGTACGGGATCACATACACCGTGACAAGCGCCGCACAGATAGAAATAACAATCTTCAGGATCATAAAGGTTACATCGTTCATTTCCTGCCTCCCCAAAAGTAAAGAAACACTATAGCAACCGCACAATATATAAACCCACCAATGAACAGTATTTTAATCATCATTTTTAGGGTGACGGATCCGGAAGATGCGCAAGAGTCCGCACACCGTTACCTCACCTGCAAAGAAACCATACACACACGCGGTCAATGTGGTCTTTTCCATGCCTGTGACGTTGACTGAAATAAACTCCGCAATGGTATATATCAGCACCACTGCTATGGAAAATATTACATATTTATCCAACCCGTTCATTTTCATTCGTGCGCCCTCCGCACCAGGTAACTGTCAAGCGTGTCGATAGCATCTGACACCTTGCCGTTACATCCTTGCTGCCGTAAACCGTCAAGCACCGCGCGCAGGCACTCAACGATTATGTACTGCTCGGCCTTTATCTCCTGCACCTTGCAGTCAAACTCTATACGGATATCCTCCTGACCTTTTCTTATATTCGCAAGCTGGGCATTGTACTGGCACATATCTTCTTCGCGCTCCCTGCGGATATTGTCCGCAGTTTCATCCCACCTTTGCTCTCTATCATGTCGCGCATTGATTGCCTTTACCATTTCGTTGACCACCTTGAAAAACCCCCATAACCCCGCAATCACAACAACGAGGCGGACGAGATCTTCAAACGCTATTGTCTCCATGTCACAATCCTCTTTTTAGGACCCGGACAGGGTTGCCCCCATCCGGGTGATCCATTAAATCAGCCATTTAGCGGAATAAAATTATTCTGCCGCCTGCGGGTGCGTGATATGCTCCTTGTAGCCGCCGACCACATTCAGATCCATGCTATACACGATCTCGGCATACCCCTCGATAACGTCCTGTGCGTTCCAAAGTGTTGCGCATAACTGATGGAACGCTACGATCGCCTTATTGAGATCGTCCCACTCTGACTTGATACTCACGTTGCCGTTACTGCTTTGGATGATGTAATACTTGTAATTCATAGATTTGTCCTCCTTTTATTAAAATCTCACTGCAATATACTGTGCATATCTTTCCGTGCTTGTAGTATCGCCTGTTACATTTTTTCCAATATAACTGAACCCTGATGCACTTGCACCATGAACAGTAAATAATGTTATATACTGGGTGTTTCCGCTTTCCCCTGTAATTATCACTACTGTCGTGGTTCCCTTTGTAAACGGTTTATCGAAAGTGACAGTACCCGCTATTGATGCACCATTTGTATAACTAAAGCGACCAGCACGAATTTCTTTTACGTTGCCAATTACTTCCGTCAATTCCCTGTTGGTCATGGTAAACGGCGCAAAATTCGGATCGGTGTCCTCAATCGTTGTAATCTGCGGGTACACCACTTTGTTTGTAACTTGTGTTCCCGCATATACGATGATTTCAAGTTTTATATACTTGTCAGATGCAAGAGAAAGGATAACATCATTCCCACTCTGATTGCCATAGTATGTGTAAGAACTCCCGCTGTCACTTGTGCGGATAACAATGTTGTAGACGTTTTGGCTTTCCTTAATGCCCGATATGCGGTACATTCCAGCCTTGAAAAGCATCCCGCCCATATCAAGATAGGTGTTTGTAGAAGCACCACCAGACACCGTATTGATATTGACAGTCTTATTGCTATTGACGGTGAATGTCACGCCATTTAATGTCTGTGTGGTCGCTTTGTTATCGTACAGATTATGCGCACCCAACTTCGTATTAACCGCATAACTGACGCAATCGCGGTTAGCGGGTGCATAGGGAACGTAGGTCTTGTCTTTGATCCGCGCATCCGTCAGCAGTTGCTTTATCGTGATTCCGTCCGTGGCTACTCCCGCTTCTGTGACCTCGATGCAAATACCGAGATTGTCGCTTTCGTCAACGTCAAAAACAACAACGTCATTTACGCCCTTACTGCTACCGAGTAACTGCCAACCACCGCCGCCCGTTTTTCCAACGGACACAACGATCTTGTCGCTGTACCCGCCAGATATGGCGTATCTTCCTGTTGGTAAATTCTGTGGGTTGCCTGTCCGTGTGCAGAAGTTAAATGCGGCATACCCCGAAGATGTACCCGACAGCGATACAGACAGATCATCATTAACCGTGAAGGTCACAGTATTTTGTGTCTTGCTGTTGCCGTCATAATACGGATATTTGATTAACTGCTTCGCTCCGTACAGATTGACAATGGCATCGATCTGATCCTCATCGTCAGCTAAAGAACTATTTAATGTATCAACAGACGAGTCCAGGTCATCTGCATAGTCCTTTAATAAGCCCAGTGCTTCTTCCACGGTCTCTGCGGTTGTGCTACCGAACGGGATCTCTGTGCCTAACTGTTTAGGCTGCTTGACACCCTTTAAGGTCACAATCTGATCCGTAACGCTATCCGCGGAAGTAATGTTTGTTCCGATTTCAAGGTCATCACCGATTGCGATATCGGCAATAACCACATACAGGGTATCGTCATAAATAAGCTCACTGCCTGCGGTGTGTGCCGCTTCTGCAGGGGAAGTCTCAACGGATGCAATAAGTCTCTCCGCCTCGTCACTCCCGGTGCCTGCGTCACCCTTCGGGATACCAAAGTTAAACACTGCAGCCGAAGACGTGCCCACGTTCTCAACGGTTGCCGCGGATCCCGGTGCAAGCGTAGTTGTGGTTCCGACAGCTATTGTTGCCGCGGCACCTGTCTGCCCGGTATCACCCTTCGGACCCTTTACATTTCCGATCAAAAGCTCTGCCATTTTCTACCTCCTTTACGCGGTAACGTAATACAGATTTCCTGTGCTGGTGTCATATCTAAACGGAGGGGGTGTCGATGTATCCGGATACTGCACATACAGGTTTCCGTCAATGTCAACATGCATCGTAAACCATCCGTCAGTCTGTGCGGAAATACCGCTATCACCCTTCAGGTTATGGAACTCAAACAGGAAAGCCTTTGAAGTGGTTCCTGTCTCTGTTACATCACAAGACGGTGTGCCGGTCCCATCGTCAACCGTTGCCGTAACCGATGCGATAGATGCCGCCGCCTCTGCTGCAGATGCCGCTGCCGCCAGTGCGGATGCCGCCGCGTTTGTCTCACTCGTACCTGCGTTTGTCTCACTCAATGCCGCCGCCGCTGCACTGGAAACCGCAGTCTCTTTATATCCCTTCGCCGCGTCAGCCTGGATCTGTGAGTCTCTTGCATAGTTGGCAGACACGCCTGCGCTATTCTCTGACAGTCCGGCAAAGTACATAGAGTTATTTGTACTCTCGCCTGATCTTACGCCGGTCTGACCTCTTGCCCATGACTTTGAAAGATTCTCCGCGTCAATAGCGTTCTGCTCACTTGACGATGCCGCGCTTGCGGATGCCGCCGCGTTTGAAGCAGATGACGTTGCCGTAGCAGCCGCGTTCTGTGCTGCAGTTGCGCTTGCGCCTGCGGTATCTGCATAGCCACTTGCACTTGCTACATAACCTGCGGCACTCGCAACCTGTGCGCTTACGGTCTCCGCATATTGTCCTGCACTCGTTGCAGATGCCGCCGCTGTGGTAGCAGATGCCGCCGCCGCTGTTGCATAACCTCGTGCCGTTTCCGTAGCAGAAGAGTTATAGTCCGCAATATTGATCTTGTAGCTGACCGACCCGTTATCTACCGGAAACCACCAACTATCTTCAACTTCCGTTACCCGTGGCAGGTCTGATATTTTGATCCTCGACATAGCCTATACCTCCTTATGCGGTACGGGCGAAACCATAAATGCCGCCCTCTGTAGAGATCCGCTCCCACTCCCCGCCAAAGTACGTCTGTGGGTTAGTTGAAAGCTGCGAGTAATAAACGGATCCGACCGGATATACCTGCAACATGAGCTTGCTTGCAAAATCGTATCCTTCGATATACTGATACACTGCCCTTGACGTAGGTATTTCATCCTCGCTATTTTCAATATGCCCAGCCACCGTAGTAATATTTGTGAGCAACGTAACCAGCCGGTTATATGCGGTCAGAAGTTCGCTTGTAATACCGTCAAGCGTTTCCTTGTTGACGTGCTGATGTCTTGATGCCTTATTCAAGTTGACCTCAACAGCCATAGCGTCAATAATGGCCTGAATAAATGAGCTCGCCGAAAAACCTGTAGGTGACTTTGCGCCCAAACCAGCAGCAGCCGTATTCGCTCCCATTTCATCAATGAGATTGTTTACGCCTAAACAGGCCGCCTGCCCCTTCTCGTCAAACTTGGCCTTTAATGCGGCAGGTTGTAACTGCGGAGAGTCAGGAAGCGGAGTAACGCCACCATTCTCAATAATGTCTTCACTGATCTTTGTAAAAGCCATGTTTCCTCCTTACCCCTTATGGTTGCCGCTTTGCGTGTACTCAACCGCAAAATCATTCAGGCTGAAAGGCTGGTCTAACTTCTCATTGATAAACCTGAACCGAACATGATCCAGTTTGCGCAGTCTCGCCTTCGTGGATATAACCTTCGCGGTCTGATCAACATTGAATGACCAATGTGAAAAGTCGATTAGGTTGAAATCAAAATACCGGAGCGTGGTTTCATCCTCTTTGAGCATTTCCCATATACCATGTCTCTGTGCCCATATCTGAACCGAAGAGGACAGTTCCGGAAGACTCTTGATTGCCAGGTATCTATACTTCTTGTTCTTGTAAAACAGACTCTCTGAAATATCCGCGGTCTCCCATGTGCAGACAATTTCTTTCTTTGACTCTTCGCCATCCACCACGCAGAAATCACTGTAGGATTCAAGCGCTTTCTTGTCGGTGTAAAACTTACACACAAACCCGTCTGTAGTCCCAAAACAAAGGTTGCCGTTGACCTCAAAGAAACAGTTAGCAGGGATATCATCCCAGTAAAAGCCAACATACTGCCTCGTGGAATAGGGCTTGCTTCGGTCCGGTCTCATAGGCTGCAGGCCGTCAAGGACATACACATGGTTGTTGATCCCTAACAGGTAATAGTCTCTGTAAGTAAATGCAAACGCATCTTCAAGGTTCGCCTCTTCCAACAGTTTCCCGTCCAGGTAATAACTCCTATCCTGTGCGTACTTCTCGCCGGTGATATCCTGCGCAGTGATAGCAAAGATCCCTAACTGCGTCAGGAATAACGGTTCCTCTTCAAGATATGAGAAGCAATACTTTGAGTACGCGCCTGCTCCCTGTAGCGCATTTACCATCTTGAAAGAAGGCTTGCCATCCACCAGGTCACCTTCTCGGATGATCACGGACTGCGACATTTCGTTATAGTCCTTGTGCGTTGCAAGATAATTGTTGATAATGGAATATCCCATAATCGCGGACGCATCGGATCCTAACTGTGAATAGCTCGTGTCCGCGTAATATGTGGGATCGTACTGCCCGGAATACCAGTCACGATTTACGTTTGTGTATAGGTTATTGTCACTGTCATAGCCCTTATCAGGGTTGCCGGAAACAAACAGTCTGTCCGTGGCACCGTTTACACCAAACAAAGCGCCTATTGTGCAATGGTTGATTCTGTCCGCATATCCGGGGACAGTCTTATATGCCTGTATGATCACGTTATCCTGACCGGAAACAGGAGACTGACCGGGGGCCGTTACGAAAGTCACTTTTCCGGTTGTCCTGTTCACGGAAAAATGTGTGCCTTCGGTCTTCTCTATCATTTCACCCTGGGCATTCATAACCCATGCCTTGACCGCGGTTGCATCAAGATCACCATAGGATAACTGGAAATCCTTCACGGATGCCTTATCAGCGCTAACATAGTATGATTCCTTCCATGCAGGCTGAATAAGGTTCCTCGCCTCAAATACGTCCTCGTCAGAACCACCTTCCGGTTCCTCGGAAATAAACAATGTGGGAATATATGCTGAAGCACTCGCCAATGTGACGTTCGTTCCATCGTACAAGTGCATGCGTGTTCCATCCAAAATAACCAGCTTCAGGCCAATTTCAAACGATACGGACCTGTGTTCCGCCATGCCGGTATAGATAAGCGTCTCGGCGGGATCCCCATTCTGAAACACGATATTGTTGGAGTCATAGTCCACAATCTCATTGTTACTATGGTCCACCCAGTCACCGCCCATAGGAGCATTCAGGTTATACAGTTTATTCCCCGCATGGACCAACCACACATCCGTTGTGGAAAGATGATGCACACCATAGATGCACTGCCCGTCATAGGCTGCCATCTTTCTATATCCCATCCTCTTGCGGACCTTCCCAGGCACAGAACGAATCATGTTCACGCAGTTAGGGGACTTTGTGTCGTCAACCGTAGAAGCGTCAGACGTAAAGTCGCAACCTAAAAAGTTCTCGTTCTTATATACCTTGATGCTCGGACTTGCCGGGACCTTAAAGGAAGTTGCCATTAGCACCACCCACTCTCGGAAGTAAACTCTTCCTTGCGCTGGATCTTTGCTTTCTGCGACAATCTATCAAAAGCAACCTCAAACTCATTTCTATAGACGGTTGCAATAGCGTTGTCATCGTCCTTGTATAACTGGGAAGCCATGTATAGAGGAAGGATTGCAGCCACTTCCGGGTCAAGTTCAAGGACATAATCGTCTTCCGTGGTCTGCGTAATCTGCTCCGGATATGCCTTGTAATATACTGTATATATCCCTGCCTCGGCTCTCGGAATTACAAGGGTCTTATCGGCCTCCTGATAATACTCATCAGCCGCTACATAGCCCTTGCCATTCGCTCCCTCGTAGTAAAGGTCATTCTCGGAAAGCTGATAGAAACTCTCAAAGACATCCGGCAGATAATACCTGATATACTCTTCATAGTCCGGTACGGCCTTGTCAGAAGCGAAATTGTACTCATACATGCACACATTCCGCAGGTCAAACGGATAGTCGCATGTGAAGGTCAAAACCACTTCCGCACCGTCCGGATTGTTCAGGTTGCCACGAAACGCGGTAAATCCATTCGGGGATTCTATCGTGTGGGGATCCTCCGGCTCTTCCGTTGGTGTCTGAATTACAATAGGTTCCTCATCCCCAACCTGAATAGTGCAATGGACCTTCTCCCCCATCACGGTGAAATAATAGGACTTTGCGCCGACTGCGTTGTATGTCTTTACGCCGCCGGTCACATAGTCCCTTGAAAACGTGGATGAAAGCATATTTTTGACAGGCCGCACAACAATCTGCTGGGACTTCAGAATAAACTTCCCTGCAGTGGAAAGAAGCTGCAAGCCCTCGTTTGCCGCCTGCGGCATGGATTCGATATATTCTTTTGTGCTGCTGTCAACCTGGATCGTGGTTCCGTTAGAGGAAAACATTTTCTGAAGGGTTGCCAGCTTTACATCAAACCATGTATATGACATTATGCTTTCTTTCTGCCCCTCTTGGGCTTTACAGGTTCATCGTCATCGTCTGCCTTCGGGTCCGGGATCTCTCTTACGGGTTCTGACTGATACGCAAGCCCCCCGCACAGTTCATAGACTCTCGTAACCCGCTTCCCGTCTATGATGTCACCTACTTTAATCATGTCATACCTCCGAATTTGGCAGGGAAGGGAAGCCCCCTCCCCTGCCGTTTTGGAATGATCGTCAGGTCAGCGTGGTCGCGCTTCCGTCACTGGAACCGCCCATCAGGACATGTCTCCAGTTCGTGAAGCCTGCAGACCAACGAGCGAAACCGTTATACACAAGGTTCCTGCTCTCAACCTTGACCTCGTTGGCAACGTCAAGGCCCTTCCTGTTGTAGAAGCGAGTCGCAAGAAGCTCCTTGTTCGCCTCGGAAGACATCAGGATGTAAGGGCTGCCACTCGCCGGGGTCCACAGATAATCAACAACCATCTTCCACTTACCGCGCTGGGTATTGATATCGTTGTTGTTGGAACCGACCTCACCGTCAGAACCGATGATCTTCTTCACCGTGTCCTCAAGGGCCGGGTTGTTGCCGGGGATGATGATGGTATCGGCCTCAAAACCAAGGACCTCACCGCGGTCATCCTTGAAGTTGCGCATGATGTTCGCCAGTCTGTTCAGCATCGTGGTGTTGTTGCCCAGGGCATTGGTGAACAGGTTAGACTGCGTGACGTGGGACGTGCCGCTCGTGAAAGCGTTCTTCAGCGGGTGCTGGCTGTTGAACAGAGCAAGGTCATCCGCGCCGGAAATGTCGATGCCGGACTTGCCGCCGAAGGTCATCGTCTTCGTGGATCCCACGGAAGTGGTAAGCGCCTGCGACAGATACTTTGCCTTCGATCTCTTATAAGCCTGCACCATGTTGATGGCCTTGCTCTTCGCCTCTTCGATCTGATTATCATCCCGCATTTCCTCGGAAATGATAAAGGTCTTTGCGAAGGACACGTGCTCGATAAACTTTGCATAGCCCTCGATGAAGGTATCTTCCGCTGCGTTCTCGCCCTCGTCCTTTACATCGAAATCGCCCAGTCCGCCGATGGTCGTGGCCTTCTCGCCCCAACGATCAGAAGTGTTGACGTTCGCCAGCGCCTTCACAAGATCTTCATACTTGTTCTGCTGCGCATCGGAATCAAAGATCGTTGCATTGAGCAGGGTTGCCCACTCATTCCACATATCGCCATTCTTGGTGTTGTCACGAATTGTTACTGCCATAATTAGCCTCCTGTCTTGTTATAGAGAGCGCGTAACTCCTTCGCAGACTTATCCGGGAACCACCGTTTCCAGTTATCAATCTGATCGGAAGGAATGTCATTGCTCTTGTCTGTGTCGTTTGTTCCGGCAACTACATTCATGTGGCCTTTAGACTTTGCCTGATTGATAGCTGCCTGTTTGCCTGCCTGCAGTCGTGCTTCAGCAAGTCGGTCAAAGTTCACCAGCTTATACGCCTCTGCCATCCTCATACCGGGATGTGAACCGCAGTACGCAACAACCTCTTGGAAGTTCTGTTGGGAAAGCACATCCTGCGCACTCTCAACCGTAGGGTCAAAACCGATGATTGCCCTTATGTCTTCATCAAGCATCTGCTGCGCCTGAAAAGCATGGTTCTGTCTCTCGACCTCTTCAGCACGTCTTACTACCGGGGAATTAGCAATAGCCCTATCAAGCATGTCCGGATCAATACCGGCCTCCTGCATTTGTGACCTTGCCGTTGCCCGTTCCTGCGCCGCCATAGCCTCCATGTACTCGGCAGCAGAAGTAATAGGCATCCCGGTTTCGGGGTTCTTGTACCCCTTAAATCTTTCCGCATACTGTCTGTCGATCTCCGCCTGCCTCGCGCTATACTTTCTCTGCGCGTCAGCCTCTGCGCGTCTCCTGATCTCTGCGAAAATGTGGTTCTGCTCTGCGGTCTGCGCGGCGGGTGCAGATTCTTCTTCGCCTTCGTCTACGGTATCTTCGACTTCCGCTTCGCTTGTTTCTTCCGGTGCAGCGACCTCCGGTGTTTCGTCTGCAAAAAACTGTAGATCCATTTCTAACATTGTTTCTCCTTGGATTTTTACGCTCTTACCTGCGATCTATTTTGAAACCGCACTATGCGGGTTCTTCCCCTTCATCCACTATTTCCTGGGGAATATATTCTGTTTTTACGATCATCTTGTAGTTCTCGCA